AATTCAAACACAGGGCAGCGCACACAGCATTCAAAGCCTAGCTTGTCTAGAGCATTAAGCACGCGGCGCTGACCCTGTACCTCTGGAGTAACGATGTCTCTAACGCTTGGCCTCACACTGGGATTGACCGGATCAATCGTAGGCGGTGGTGCGTCTACGCCTGACCCCGTTACTGATCCAGCATCAGGTTCCATCAAGTTTCCGCAACTGAATTTCGTTGACGCAGACGACAGGGCGGGCGGTGCTATTCTGACGGTGAATGCTTCGCAGATGTCTGGCTCTGGCGAAGAAATACTGAAACCGACAGATTTTGGTGCGCTTGGCATCGTCGTTGACATGAACTGGATGCGGACGCGGCAGGCGTCGTCGCAGGTCAATTATCTGATCGGTACGAGCGGTGAAACCTCAACGACTGCCTCTCGCCAATTTAAAATCCGTTACGGCGGTCTGGATGGCGACAATATCATTGGCAATTTTGGCATTCAGTTCAACGCTAAAGGAGAGAGCGCGAATGAGGGGGTCACTCTCGCCATAGACCTGTCCTCGCATACGGATGAGGGCCGAATTTTCTTGGTGGTACGGCATTACGACAGCGCGGCCCTCGGCGGCGCTGCGGATACAATCGCGCTTGAGGCATATAGCTGTGAGGATGGGTCGCTACTGGATTCGGACACCTACGCATTTTCGACTTGGGCAGGAAACAGGACTCGGAATTATTTCCCTATCGGCGGAATCTGCAACGGCACAACCGGCGCACTTGTTAAGTCTGGAAATAACGTTGGTTTCAACGGGTCGGTTTCGCTGTTTTTCATATACGACGGCGGGACGGAAGTTTCGACAGCGAATTGCCAATCAATCGCGCTTGGTGCGTCGATCACAGCCACTCTAGGAACGGGCAATTTCCGCATGGCTTACGATTGGTCGCATCCGACCACAGGGTTGGATACGCCGATTTCAAGCGCGGAGCATACGGATCACGGGGCCAAGCCAAGCCCGATGGTCGCTACCGCTTCGTCCAGTGCATCGCTTGGTATTGGGTCTACGCTTCGTCGGCAGACTACTTCTGAATACTTGACTATTGACCACATACACGACGGCAAGATTTTCGGCGTTGCTCCTGGGGCCACGTCCGCCAACATAGCGATTTCCGGCAAATGCTCGGAAAACGGCGAGACGATCCAGGCGCGGATATACGCCACGTCTGACGGCGCAGTGGCCTCGGATTGGGCTGATGTCGGGGTGGTGTCTGGCGGGGCCTTCACCGGGACAATCTCAGCCAACCTGACAAACGGCTGGGCGTATATCGATGCGCGTGTCAAGTCTGACCCGTCCAACGCGAATCTCCTTGCATATCACCGGCTCCGCACAGGCGTTGGTTACAAGGTCGCTGTTCTCGGTCAGAGCCAAATGGATATTTTGTTCGACAGCGTGCAGACATCCGGCGGTCTATCTCTATCGGGTGAAAAGACGGTCAGTTATTGGGGTTTGGTAGACAAGAACGCGGCTGGTGCGAGGCCGTACTGTGAGATCGTTGAGGATGAAGCGCAGCTTCTTTCGTCGGGCTTGATCGCTTTGGCAGAATATCTCGATTCCTTGACGACTGCGCCTGTGCAGCTAATCGGGCATCACGAGCAAGGCACGGCCATGTCAGAATGGGCTGACGATAGCGACAGCAATCGCAAATTCTCAGAGAGCGAAACCCTGGCGGTGGATGCCGGATCGGACACGACCGCAGTCTTGCATCAGTGGGGTACGTCAGACGCTGGTAGCGGGACGAACTACGAAGAAAACATACTCAACCCTGTGATGCTTGGGTCTGACCCTGGCGGGTTGTCTTATACGCTCAACCACTCTGTTTTGAACAGCCCTGACGTTGGCGACGACGTGTTCGCTTCGACCTCAAGGTTGATCATGTGTCCGCTTACGCGGCATGGAATCAACACCGGCAACAACCCGGCGTCTCCATACGATGAAAGCGAACCGAGCGCAGAAACGACCATCGACAGTTACAGACAGTTGCGGCAGGAATTGGTCAGTTTTGTTGACAGTAATTCCGAAGCTGTCATCGGAACATGGTTTAATGACATCGTATCGGACACAAACGACAGGGGGCCTCACCAGGCGCTTGATGACGTGCGAGGGAATCCAAGGCTAGGTTTGAGGATGGCGCAGTCCATCACAAAGGGGCTGGGAATTGAGACAATAGCCAATCCAGAGGTGCAAAGTGCCTCACGTTCGGGTGACACAATCACTGTAACGATTTCTCTGCCCAACTCCGGGACGCTGGTTGCAGGCGCTACGCAAACGAGCGGGTCTGTGCCGGGTGGTGAAGACGCGGTACAGGGCTTTGAGGTCTCAGAGGACAGCGGTTCTACGTGGTCGAGATCGGGTTTCACAGCATCAATTGCCAGCGCGGCCAACGGGACGGTCAGTTTGGTAAGGGATAGTTCGACATTCCCTGCCAACACGCTGGTCCGGTACGCCTTCGGCGGGCCGGTAGCGTTCGACGCCAGTTACGAAGATATTGTCGAGGGTCTTCTTTACGAGGCCAGAGGCACGGAAGGGACGCGTGGCGTTACAACGGCTATTGAGGTCGGTATCCCTGTAGCGGGCGCGACACAGGTAACAGCGGCATGACCGGCGCTTACGAGGTATAGGAGAAGACAATGGCTGCACCGACAGAAACAGCGACCGGTTTGTGATTTACTGATGTATACAAACAAGCACGATCCGTACACAGGCGGTTCAACGTTGGCGAGGGATGCCTTCATTTATTCAGCGAGGATTTGCGGAAACACACAAAAGTCTGTTGCTGCTGCCGTTAATTTGAGTGTTGCGCGAGTAAGGCGTTTAGAGGTGAGGTTTCAAGTTTGGTTTGTGCAGAAAAGCTACTATCCTGAGCAAGAATGGACAGCCGAACAGCAGTATTATGAAACAGCGATGCACGGCGGCGAACAATGATCGGCAGGCCTTCTCTCTACACGCAGGAACTGGCCGAGTGGATATAGAACAGAAGCCTGTATCTGACCTAATCCCCTACGCATCCAATTCCAGGACGCATTCGGATGAACAGGTAGCACAGATCGCGGCAAGCATAAGGGAGTTTGGCTTTAACAACCCCGTCCTGATCGATGAGGATGGCGGTATAATCGCCGGACATGGCCGTGTGATGGCCGCACGCAAGTTAGGCCTATCGGAAGTGCCGACAATCACTCTCGCGCACCTGACGCCTTCCCAGCGCAAGGCATACATCATCGCTGATAACAAATTGGCGTTGAACGCTGGCTGGGACATGGACTTGCTTGCGATTGAAATGACCGGGCTTGAACAGGAGGGTTTCGACCTTTCCCTGATCGGATTCAGCGAGATGGAGTTGGCTGACATCTTCGCGGAAAAGACGGAAGGATTAACGGACCCTGACGAAGTACCCGAAACACCGGATAATCCCGTAACGCAACCGGGTGATGTGTGGATACTCGGCAAGCACCGCTTGATGTGCGGGGATAGCACGGTAGCGACGGACGTTGAGAAGCTTCTGAGCGGTGTTGAGCCTCACCTGATGGTCACGGACCCGCCCTATGGGGTGGAGTATGATGCGAACTGGCGCAACGAGGCTATGCGTTCTGATGGGACCGCCGACGGCGGTCGTGCTGTTGGCAAGGTATCCAACGACGACAACGCCGATTGGTCGGAGGCCTGGGCGCTGTTTCCCGGCGACGTGGCTTATGTTTGGCACGCAGGCAACAAGGCGCACATCGTCGCTGAAAGTTTGGAACGCTGTAACCTGAACATCAGGGCGCAGATCATCTGGGCAAAGAACAATATTGTCATCGGTCGCGGCGACTATCATCCCAAGCACGAGCCGTGCTGGTACGCTGTACGGAAGAACAAGAAAGGCCACTATTGCGGTGGTCGCAAGCAATCGACGGTATGGGATATTGACAAGCCCATGAAGTCAGAGACCGGCCACAGCACACAGAAGCCTGTCGAGTGCATGAAGCGGCCCATCGAAAACAACTCGTCGCCTGGACAGGCGGTGTACGAACCGTTTAGCGGATCAGGCACAACCATCATCGCAGGTGAGATGACAAGCAGGGCGATTCACGCAATGGAACTGTCCCCTGCTTACGTCGATGTGGCTGTAAAACGCTGGCAGGACTTCACGGGTGAGCAGGCAAAGCTAGAGGAGAGCGGGGAGTTATTCCCGTCCATAAAAGATGGCGAGGCCTGAATACGAACCAACGGAAGCAGATCGCCAGAAGGTCGAACGAATGGCTGCAATCGGGATTCCTCAAGACGAGATAGCGCGAACCATCGGAAGTGGCGGGATTGACCCTAAAACATTACGGAAGCACTTCCGCGAGGAACTGGACACGGCAGCGACGAAGGCCAACGCGATGGTTGGTGGCACGTTGTACAACAAAGCAATCAATGGCGACACCGCCGCAGCTATCTGGTGGTCTAAAACCCGGATGGGTTGGAAAGAGACTACGCGACAGGAAAACACGGGCGAAGGCGGCGGGCCTATTCAGGTAGAGTGGACAATCGTTGACCCGAAAAATCAGCCCGCAGATTCCTAGGGTGTATGCCCTGTGCCTTCAAAAATCACGATACAAGGCGCTTAGAGGTGGGAGAGGTTCAGCCAAGTCTCACACGTTCGCGGAACTGGCTGTTGCGCGTGCGGTGGCTCAGAAGGGCCTCAGAATGGTTTGTGTTCGTGAGGTGCAGAAGACGTTGAAGGAATCGGCCAAGCGGCTGATCGAAGACAAGATAGCAGCGCACAACGTGCTGGATATGTTCAAGACAAAGGAATCCGAAACAGGCACGCCCGGCGGCGGTGTCATCATCTATCAGGGGATGCAAGACCACACCGCTGAATCGATCAAGTCGCTGGAAGGTTTTGACATCGCATGGATCGAGGAAGCGCACACGCTCTCGGCAAGAAGCCTTGAACTGTTACGGCCTACAATTCGCAAGCCCGGTTCTGAAATATGGGCAAGCTGGAATCCTCGCAACGCCAGCGACCCGGTTGATGCGTTCTTCTGCGGACAGGAACCGCCGGAAGGCGCGATCAGCATCAAGGCGAACTACGACGCAAACCCGTGGTTCCCTGATGAACTGGAGGCGGAGCGGTTACACGACAGAAAGACCAACCCTGACAGATACGCTCATATCTGGTTGGGAGAATACGAACCGATGGCGCTTGGCGCTATCTGGACGCGGCAGGTTCTGCATGAAGGGCGAAGGTTAGACACACCGCCCATGAAGCAGATTGTTGTTGCTGTTGATCCTGCTGTTTCAAGTGAATACGGCTCGAACGAGCATGGCGTTGTTGTTTGTGGGTTGGGTGAGGACGGCAGGGGTTATCTTCTCGATGACCTGTCGTTGAAAGGCACGCCAAGACAATGGGCGGACAGAGCCATAGCGGCTTTGGACAAGTGGGAAGCTGACTGCATCGTGGTTGAGATAAACCAGGGCGGCGACATGGTGAAACACACGCTCAATTCAGCCCGTCCCGGTGTTTCTGTTCGGGAAGTACGAGCGACAAGAGGAAAACACGTCAGGGCCGAGCCAATCAGTTCACTGTATTCATTCGGTAAGATTTCGCATGTCGGCACCTTCCCCGAACTGGAAGACCAGATGTGCAAGATGACAGCAGCAGGATACGAAGGCGAAGGTTCTCCCGACCGCTGCGATGCGATGGTGTGGGGATTCACTGAGTTGTTCCCCTCAATGACCAAGAAAACAACCAAGAAAGTCGATGCGCGGGGGTCTCCCGGCATGGCCGTAGGGATTTGTTGATGGATGACGTTCTGAAAGAGGCGAAGGAGTTCTTCGAAGCCGCAGAAAGCGCGGAGGCGGAGAACCGGGAACGCTGGATTGAAGACATGCGCTTCGGTCGCATGGGTGAACAGTGGGACCCCCGCGTTGTTGCGGCGAGACAGCGCGAGGAACGCCCGTGTTGGACGTTCAATATGTTCCCGGCTTTCATTCGGCAGGTAACGAACGACGCCCGCCAGAACAAACCGCAGATCAAGGTATATGCTGTTGACGATGAGTCCGACGACGACACAGCGGAAATCCTCAACGGGCTAATCAGAAGCGTCCAGGTCCAATCGAATGCCGATGCTGCTTACGACACGGCGATAGATTTTGCTGCATCGATGGGTGTCGGGTATTTCAGGGTCAACGTGGATTACGCGGCCTATGATTCCTTTGACATGGACATCACTGTTGACCGCATGACCAACCCCCTCGCGGTTTATGGCGATCCGACATCGACGGCGGTTGATTCAAGCGATTGGAATACATGCTTCGTAACGGACCTGCTGACGGAAAAGCAGTTTGAGCAGATGTTCCCCGGCAAGGAGAAGATCGATTGGGATTCCATATCGAGCCTGGATAAGTCCGACACGCTGTGGTTTGAAGAAAACGCGGTCAGGATTGCCGAGTTCTGGAAGCGGGACGAAATCGACACCGAATTCCTGATGTTGTCTGACAAGCAGGTGCTTGAGCAGTCCGTGTATGAAAAGCAGAGGGGAATGTTCGACGCCGAAGGGATAATGGTTGAGGCAACCCGTCCCGGCAAAGCGTACAAGGTCAAGCAGTACAAGATGAACGGCCACGAGATTCTGGAGGAGAACGATTGGCTGGGTCGGTATATCCCGATTATTCCTGTCTACGGTGAGGAAGTCATCATCGAAGGCGATAGGAAGTTCTTCTCGTTGACGCACTTTGCGAAGGATGCACAGCGGTCTTACAACGCATGGCGCACCTACACTACCGAAGTTGTCGCGCTTGCTCCTAAAGCGCCCTGGGTCGGCCCTGCTGGCGCGTTTGATGTTGACGCAGAGCGTTGGGCGACAGCGAACACACAGAACCATGCCTATCTTGAGTATGATGCTGACGCAGTAGCGCGGGCAGGCGGAATGCCGCCGCAACGCCAGCCGTTTGCAGGCATCCCGGCAGGAGCATTGCAGGAGGCTATGAGCGCGTCTGGTGATATGAAGTCTGTCATCGGTATTCATGAAGCTGGATTAGGTGAGAAGTCGAACGAGCGGTCAGGCGTTGCTATTCGAGCAAGGCAGCAGGAAGGCGATACCTCGACATTCCATTTCGCGGATAACCTGAACCGGGCCATCCAGCACGCTGGCAAGATAATCGTTGACCTGATTCCCAAGGTCTACACCCGACCACGGATGGCGCGAATCCTCGGCATGGACGGCTCGGCAAAACGTGTCCCGCTTAATCAAGAGGTTATTCCGAAGCAGGACGAAAACGGCGAGGTACAATATCTCCCTGCGTATAATCTGGAAGAAATGCCGGATGG